CTACACTTGAAGACAAAAATGGTAACCCTATTACAGTAAATGTAATGGATATATTAGATCAAGACATTGATTATGAATCAGCAATTGAAACCATCATAGAAGAAATAGAAAATGATGAACCAGATCCTGATAGGTTTAGAGATGACTATTAAGATAATAATAAGTGATCCAGGTGATGAACAACCAGGAACACATATAATAATAAATACATGAAAGCATTATTTACAAGTATACTTACTAAGAAAGATGGAGAATGGAAACATGCATTATCTGTTAAAGAAAATGAGTATAATGACTTAATGGATGAATTACCAGAAGGTACAAAGGTTAATATAACTATTGAGGTTCAAGGTAAAGATGCAACATATTCACAGAAAAAAAGAATCCATGCCATGATTAGACAAATATCTAATGACACTGGCATGGACTTTGATTCTTTAAAGTTAGAAGTTAAAGAAAGAGCTGGACTCAGTATTGATGGTAAATATAAATCATTTGCAGATTGTGATACTGATGAATTGAATGGTGCTATACAGTCTTGTATTGCTATTGGTGACTTTGTAGGTTGTAATGTACGTTAATCACTATCATGCACATCATTTCTTCTTGCCCTTCTTTTTGCTTTTCTTAAGTGTTTCTTGTGAATTTTTATTTGCTTCTATAACTCTTGCAGCAATATCTTCATCAGTTAATGGCATTGCAGTATCACCTTGACCTGTTAATGCTTCCATGAAAGTCTTTCTGTCATAAATTTTAGTTTTCTTCTGTAGCCCTGCTTGTGCATTAAACTCATTAGTGAGCATCATTAGTGTCCAAACAGCTACATCAAGATCACAGACTTTACTTTGGTCAAAGTCTTCACCTTTATAATCAGCTTTAAGATATTCTAAAGCTCTAGTTGCTTCAACTGGATCAACACCATTAATAACATACTCTAATGTTTTTTGTATTGATCTACTAAATGCACCTGATATTTTTATATCTACAGTATCTTCATCCGGAACTGTTGCAAATACATCTTCTGGTAATTGTTCTGACAATTCTACCATTTCTTGTATTGCTTTTTTGTCTATTTCTTCCATTTTAATTAATGTTTTTATAGTACAAAGATATGAAATATAATTAAATAAACACAAGGTTAACACGTTTTAATTTTGTATATTTGTTAATCAAAAAACCAGATATGGAACCAAGTATTTTATCACCTGAAATGGCCAAAGATGTGGCTAATTTCATTGAGAATTTTGAAAATAAACATAAGTATTCAGTTAACATAACTGTAGGCGGCTTAACAAGCTCTATAAACATAGTAGATAATCCTGAAAGAGTATCATTAAAAGACCTTTCTAATTTTGTTGTTATGTGTATGCATGAGTTTGATAAAAGTCTTATAGTATATAATAATCTATCTGATGTTAAGACAAGAAAGAGAGATGTTCTTATTTGGATACAGTTATTTTCTTATCTAGCATGGAAGTATGGATACAGTAAAAGTAATATTGCTAGATTCTTAAATAAAAATCATGCAACAGTCATACACAGTATAAAAACTATAGAAAATTTTAGAGATACCAATGATGTAGAATTTGTTGCCATTTATAAACATTTTGAAAACTATTTAAAAAATTATGTGGGAACTACTACAGGAAATATTGATAGACAAACTTACACCAAATCAGCTATTGCTTCTATATGCAATTGAAAATAGTACTAGCATACAAACTATTAATCCTCATTTAGAAATAAAAGGATTAGTAGATAATAAGTATGTTGAGTATGAACCGGGTAAGAAAGTCACTATAACTAATAAAGGTAAGGACATTATAACTAAATATAATTCTTATTTTACCAAAGCTAAAAAGAAAACTAATATCCATATAATGGGTAAAGAATATGTAGATATGGTAGAAGAATATAGAGAGTTATTTCCTGCAGGTAAATTACCACACGGTAAACCAGCAAGAGTAAATGTAAAAACCTTGATAAATAATTTTAGATGGTTCTTTCAAAACTATGATTACACATGGGATGAAGTTATTGCTGCTACTAAACGTTATGTTAATGAGTATGCACAAAAAGATTATCTGTATATGCAGACTAGTCAATACTTTATATCCAAAGCTGATCAATCCAAAGTTAAGCAATCACAACTTGCTGATTATTGTGATATGATTAGAGATGGAGTAGAGGAAGAAGATAATAATCATTTTAGTGAAAACGTAGTATGAGTAAACAAGCATGGAAAGGACAACATAATGCTTTTGAAGAAGCACTTAGATATATGCTTGATAGACAATCAGGTAAAGAAAAATCTATATATACACCATGGCCTAAGTTTAATGATGCTGTAACAGATGGATTAGAGTGGAATACTCTTACTGTTATTGGCGGTAGACCAGGGTCAGGTAAAACTTTAATTAAGGATCAGATAGTTAGAGAATCATTTGTATTAAATCCTGCAGATGAATTCAGAGTATTAGAATTTCAGTTTGAAATGGTAGGTAGAACCTCAGCAATAAGAGAATTTAGTTCTATAACCGGTAAAACATACAAAGAGTTATGTAGTGCTGGATCAACATTAAGTTCAGATGTATTTAACAGATGTCATTTGTATGCAAAAGATAGAGTTAAGTTTCCTGTTGATATTGTATCTACACCTATGACTGTAAATCAAATGCGTGAGCAAGTTGATATGTATATGAATGAACATAAAGGTCAGAAAACTATTATAACATTGGATCATACTATACTAGTAAAGCGTGCACCATATCAAAACAATAGGTTAGATATGTTGTTTGAGTTAGGTGAATTCTTTACACAAGTAAAGCGTGAGTATCCATGTTTATTTATAGCACTATCTCAACTTAACAGAAACATAGATAATCCAGATAGAGCAGTAGATGGTAAGTATGGTAACTATATTCTTGAGTCAGATATATTTGGCTCAGATGCTATGTTACAACATGCTGATACTTTAATTGGTATTAACCGGCCTGCTAAACAAAAGATTAAATACTATGGTCCTGATAGATATATGATAAATGATGATAAAACATTAGTATTACATTTTCTTAAAGCAAGAAATGGTGATGCACGTATGTCATTCTTTAAAGCAGCGTTTGAAAGAATGGAAATATTAGAGATGGAAACACCACCTCAAGCTCCAAGAAGACAAGTTTAATAAATAAAATAATATGACACCAGCTGAAAGAAAGAAAAAAGTAAAGGAGTTGTTTAATGAACATGAAGAGTATTTTACTTCTAATAATATTAAACATCCATTATACATTCCTAAGATGGCTTATAGGCCACCTGGTAAGGATGAAAAGCATATATCTTTTTTCCCTAGTGAGTTACAAAAGGGAGAAGATATATATACAGAGTTTGTAAGTATTGATTATGACTCTGAAGATCCAAAGAGAACATTATACTTCTTAAAGCATAATCCTCATTGGTCTGAAGAATATGAATTAGTTACATCAAAATCAGGACATGCTAGACATATCATTCCTATTGGTGAACTAAAAGTAATCAATGATATAAACTCAAGAACTAATGCGCAAGTAGCTAGCCTTGCAGATGCAGTAACTAAGTTAACTACACAGGATATTAACATTAATAATCCTGAAACAGAAAGAACTATGTTAGATGTAGCAAAAGGTATAGAAAAAGCGTTGATAGGTATTCAAAACCTATTGAGAAATATTAATAGAAATCAATTAAATCAATAAAAATGGCACAAAGCGTATTAATTATTGCTGACTCAGGGTCAGGTAAATCAACAAGTATGAGGAATCTTCCTGCAAAGGAGACCTTTATAATTAACATTGCAAATAAACCTTTACCATTCAAAGGATGGAAGAAAGATTATACTAACATTAGTAAAGATAATCCTAAAGGTAATATGACTTCAGCTTCTTCAGCTGCTGGTATTATTAAAGCAATGAAACATGTTAATGATAACATGCCGCACATCAAAACATTAGTTGTAGATGATTGGCAGTATATGTCCAGCTTTGAATATTTTGATAGAGCTAATGAGAAAGGTTATGATAAGTTTACTCAAATTGCGGCTAACCTAGCACAAGTTGCTAAGATGCCTAAAGATATGAGAGAAGATCTAACTATCTTTTTCTTAACTCATTCAGAAGATAGCACTGATATAAATGGACACAGAAAAGTTAAAGCTAAAACAATTGGTAAAATGATTGATAATACTTTAACATTAGAAGGATTATTTTCTATAGTTTTGTTTGGTCATGTAAAGAAAGATGATGACGGACAATTACATTATGGATTTGATACTGTAAATAACGGGGAGAATACATGTAAATCTCCAATGGGAATGTTTGAAGATTCCTTTATAGATAATGATTTGCAATTAGTTAAAGACTGTATTGCAGAGTATGAGAACTAAGTTAATTAATTAAAAAAGTAAAAAAAATGTTAAACACTAAAGACATGCAAGTAGGAGCCGGTAAAGTTAGACCTTTAATTGGCCCAGGTAACAACGTAATTAAAATCAATTCAATTACATTTGATCAAACACCATATGATTCTGAAGCATACAATGTAATGCTACATGTAGAAACTAAGCCAGTTGGCGGAGACTTTGAAGGATTCTTTAGAGATAAAGATAATGAGTCTGCAGGTAGATATGAAGGACAAATTGGTAGAGTTAGAATGACACCATATCCTTACAAGACTACAACATTACCAAGTGGTAGAGAAATTGATAGAGATCAAGAAGTTCTCAAGTCTATGATATTCTTAAGTGAAGTAATGAATAAAAGAAATGAACTAGATGCAATAGAAGCTAGTACAATTGAAGACTTTGTATCTTCTACTAGTAAATTATTTGCTGGTTCTTTCTTTAATGTATGTTTAGGATCACGTGAGTGGGAAAACAAAGAAGGATATATTAATAATGATTTATATCTTCCTAAGTTATCTAAGGACGGTGTACCTGCTGAAGAATTAGATAAAGCAAACTCAAGACTATTGACTTTTAATGAGGCAACTCATGTAAGAAAAGTACAAAAGAAAGCTGAGTCAACTACATCTAATGCAAACTTTGAACCAGCTATGAATGGTTCTGCAGGATCTGACTTTGATTTATAGTATATAACAAAAGTAGCGGGTGCTGAATGGTGTAATTCCAGACGTGGTCATACCAGCTTAATTGAGGAGAAAATATTTTCAGACCAACCCTCAGCCCCAAACTTTTAAATCTAATACTATGTTTACTACAAAAGGATTTGCTGATAATAAAAATGATGTAAATAGTGCATGGGTATTTGAATACTACTTAACATTACCTGAAAGGTTAGCCGGTCAGGATTTAAAAATTAAGTCTGTATTTAATCCTAATGAACGTACTCCTAGTATGTGTATCTATTTATGTCCATATAAAAATGAGTATAAGTTTAAAGATTTTTCTACAGGTAAACAAGGAAGTAAGGTTGACTTAGTACAAGAATTATTTGACCTGAATTATTCTAAGGCCCTCTTTAGAATAGTTGAAGACTATAACAAATGGGTAATGGATGGTGGTGTGTTTGACTCAGAAGAGTTTGTACCTGCTCCAAAGTTTAAATTAGATGCAACAATAACAAGAGACTGGAATGATCAGGATGCAGAATTCTGGTTACAGTTTAATATAGGCGCTTCTATGCTAGCAAAGTATTTAGTTTTACCTTTAGATTATTTTACTATGGTAAAAGATTCTGAATCAAGTATTGAAAAAATTAAAATACAAAAGCCAGGGATTTATGGATACTTTGATACTGCAGGTAAATGTTATAAGATATATCAGCCTCACAGTAAAAAGAATAAGTTTACTAAAGTTCTTGAACATCTTCAAGGACTTGATCAGTTAACAGGTAAGAAAGATTATCTTGTAATAACTTCTTCACTAAAAGATGGTATGTGTATAAGCTCTTTTGATTTTAACTTAGAGTTTATTGCTCCTCATAGTGAGAATACAATAATCAAACCGCATATAATCCATAATCTTAAACAGAATTATAAAAAAGTATTATCTTTGTTTGATAATGATGAAGCAGGTCATACTGCAATGGAAACATACAAGCGTGTATATGATGTAGAAGGTATATATATTAAGTCTGAAAAAGATATATCAGATGCAGTTAAAAAGTATGGAGCCCAAGCAGTTAAGCCTAAATTGTTTAATTTAATAAAGTCAAGTATATGAAATGGTGGATACCAGGTAACGTACCAAGCTCAAAGAATAGCAGAAGATGGACAGGAAAATATTTTATAGCAAGTAAAACTGTTATGAAGTATAGAATGGATACTAAAGCAGATTATATAAGAATTGCACCACAATTTAAATATGAAATTGCTAAGTATGAATTTCCTCTTACTGTAACATTTAAGTTTGTTAGAGGTACCCGCCATAAGTTTGATTATATTAACCCGTGTCAAACTGTACAGGATGACATGGTTAAACATCATTGGATAGAAGATGATAATATGAATTTTATTATACCAAAATTTGAACCATATGAATATGATAAAGAACATCCAGGTGTCTGGATTGAAATTGAAGAACATTTAAATAAATTAAAAGATGAGTAAACCTGAGTTCACTTTAGAAGTGTATGATAAACTTATAGAAATGATGAGATCCTCCAACCCGGAGGATTTTTTTATGGGTGTAGAAATATATAAGCATCATGATAAGTCACACATAATAGATATGCTAATGATAAAATCATTTGGCGGATCTAAAAGAGCAGACTTTATTGAAGCTATAGGTTTTGACACAATAAAATATAATAGATATATTATGCTTGATGATTTAAAAAAAACTATTGATGAGTATATGTTAGAAACAGAATGTAAAATATTTAAAAGATTAGAAGATGAATACAACAGTTATTAATTTACAAAAAGTAGTAGATAAAGTATCTAAGGCTTGTAAGACCCTTATGTTTAAAGAACCATTTTATGGTTTATTACTTATAGGTATGAACAAAAAGTACAGAGATGATTTACCTACTGCTGGTGTTAGTAAGCTTGGCATGGGTGTACAACTAGCAATCAATCCTAAATTCTTTGATGGTCTTACAGAAATGCAACAAATAGGTTTGATGAAACATGAAATACTTCATGTAGGATTTGGTCACTTAATAACAAGAGATTCATATGCTGATCATAAACTATTTAATATTGCTGCAGATCTTGAGATCAATCAATATATTGAAAGTAATATGTTACCTGAAGGTGGTTTAACACTAGATATGTTTCCTGAATTGAAATTAGATCTTAAAGCAGGTACAAAATATTACTATGATAAATTGCAACAAGCTAAAGATGATGGATCATGTCCAACACTAGACAATTTATTAAATGAAATGAATGGAGCTAGTCAATATTGTCACTCTACTTGGGATGAGTTTGATGAGTTATCAGAAGCTGATAAGAAGCTAGTACAAAAACAAATTGAACATCAACTCAAAGAAACTGCAGATCTAACAGAGAAAAGACAAGGTCATGTACCCGGTGAGTTCTCTGAAATCATAAGAAGACTTAGAACAATTGAACCTCCTTCATTTAACTGGAAGGCATATCTAAGAAGATTTGTTGGTAATTCTAGTATAGTATATACAAAGAAACTGAGACGTAAGTACAATAAAAGATACAGCGGTAACCCTGGTCTTAAAATTAAACACAAGAATCATATCTGTGTTGGTGTTGACACAAGCGGATCTGTATCTAATTCAGAATTACAAGAGTTCATGAGTGAGCTTACACATATGCACAAGACTGGTCATCAGATTACTGTAGTACAGTGTGATACACAGATCAATAGTGTAGAAGTATTTAATCCTAAAAAAGATTGGGATATAAAAGGTAGAGGAGGCACAAGCTTCCAACCTGTAATAGATCATTACAATGAAAAAGGGCATTATACTGCTCTAATATATTTAACAGATGGTGAAGCTTATACTCCGGATAACTGTCCAAAGAATTCTCTTTGGGTACACAGTTCTCGTTGTGAGATAAATGAAGAGTTACCAGGACTAAAAATTCAAATTAATAAATAATAAAGAAAATGGCACAAGTAAATTTAAACATTGATGAGTTAAAGGATTTTGTTAATCACGTAGTTAACAACAATAGATTCCTACAAAAACAAGGTAAGAAGCCCGTAGCAATTGAAGTTGTTGGTGAGTCCGGTATTGGTAAGACTACATCTATTATGGACATGGCAAGAGATCATAATCTAGATTTTGTTAAACTTAATCTTGCACAGATAGAAGAGCTAGGTGACCTTGTAGGTTTTCCTGTAAGACAATTTCAAATGTATAAAGAAAAGCAAGTACCTGTTAAAGGTGATGATGTAAACTATAGTAGAACAGGCGCTGCAGCTGATGATCTACTTAAGCTAGCAAATAAAACTACTACTAAAAAAGTTGGTCAGTGGGTTGATGAACTAGCTGTAGCAGAATATCTTAAGAGTGGATGGAAAATGACCGGTCAAAACCGTATGTCATACTGTGCACCTGAGTGGATTGCAGGTAAGAAGAAAGGTGGTATCCTTCTTCTTGATGACTGGAACCGTGCAGATGTAAGATTCATTCAAGCTGTTATGGAATTGGTAGACCGTCAAACATATATTTCATGGACACTACCAGAAGATTGGCATATCATATTGACTGCAAATCCTGATAACGGTGACTATATGGTTAACTCTGTTGACTCAGCACAGAAGACTCGTTACATTACTGCAAACTTAAAGTTTGATGTAGATGTGTGGGCAAGATGGGCAGAGGCAGAAGGTATTGACTCAAGATGTATTAACTTCTTGTTGATGCATCCTGAACTTGTAACACAAGAAACCAATGCAAGATCTATCTCTACATTCTTTAATGCTATATCTAGCTTTGAAAAGTTTGATGAGAATCTACCACTAATCCAAATGATTGGTGAAGGTAGTGTAGGTGAAGAGTTTGCATCTATGTTTACAATCTTTATTAATAACAAACTAGACAAGCTAGTTACTCCTAAAGATTTATTGACTCATGACAATGAGCAATATATATTAGGTGAGCTGGGATCATGTGTTGGTAAAGATGATTCATACCGTGCAGACATTGCGTCTACACTTGCAACAAGACTTGGTAACTACGCTGTTGTATACTCTAAAGAGAATACAGTTAACCAAAAAATTACTGATAGACTACTAGCATTATGTACTAAAGAGTATTTCTCTAATGATCTTAAGTATTTAGTTGTTAGAACTATCTTTAATGGTAATAAGCAAAAGTTCAACAAGTTTATGATGAACCCTGAAATAATTAAAATGACATTAAAGTAATGGCAAAAATTCATGAAGATGTAAGATCTATGAATAATATTGTTTCAAGTTTAGGTATTGCCTCTACAGACATCAATGGGATGATCTGTAGTGGTGATGCCCTAAGCTATACAACAGTATTAGTTAGTGAAGATGAAACATCATATATAAAACATCAAGAAATATTAGAAGGAGATAATGAATCTCCCATTATAAATTATAAAAACAAAAAAGCTTTTATTATTCCTGGCTCAAGCATAACTGCTGATAAATTAAAAATGGAATTAAAAGAGCATGATATTAAAATTACTAATGATATAGATCAAGCAGATGTATTTATTACTAATGTAATGTCATGTCAAACAGTTAATGATCATAATATACCATTGCGTGCTATTATGTTTAATATTGAAAATGGTTATTCTATAACTGAGTTTGAACAAGGTGAAAGAAAATGTGATATTATTAATAATTGGATGACTGATGAAAGCATAGAACATGTAATATGGGATAATAGACGTTCTGAAGTTCTAGGTACTTATCTTGGTAGTTGTGAATATGATTCTCTTCCTTATAATACACATGTATATACAGGGATGGCTTTAAAGATTTTGGATCGTATTGTTAATGATGGTTGTGAAACTATTACTGGAGACAGAGTTATGGATGAATCTCCTAATCAACAAATACTAACTCAAAGCTTGCTTGATACATGTTTACAAATGTATGATGCGGGTGGTGATGATAGATCAATGTTAGAAAAGATTTTACCTACAATACGTACTGATGTTAATCATCATTTATTATGGAGACTACATGGTACTATTCAAGAATATCATTTTAGTTCACGTAATAAAGATATAAAGTATTGGTTTAATAAATCACAACATAGTTGGTATTCAAGAATGAATGCTGAAGATTTTGTAAAACAACATGATGAAGATGGTACACTTACTTCTGAGGGCTTCAAGTATATGGAGCCTATCATAAGAAAAGCAATCCAAATTTATAACAGAGAGCTGTATGTATTTACAGTAAGAATTAAACCAGAGTATGAAAAAAAATATTTAAAAAAAATACACGTACACAGATGAAACTAATAAAAATACATAAACTATCATTTTCACTTGCTGATAATGATTATAAAATAGACAGTAGACAAAATCATATCTCAGTATATTCTAATGGTGATTATTTATTACATGGAGTAGATGAAAAAGTTAGTAGATATGGTGATCAAATGGTAGATGCTGTAATAAAAAATATAAAAGATGATGAGATAGATTCATTAGATAATATAAAATTTTTATATAGGTATCCAAACATTAGTTTATCTAGAGATAGAGTTGCGCTTTATTGTCAAGACAATGACTTAAAAGTAATTAGAAATAAACATAGTGCTGATGTAAGAATTATATCAAAAAAGTTTATAGAAAAACTAATAACTTATAGTTGGTCTGGTAATTATGCAGCTGTATCTAAATCTATTGATATAGTTAAAAAATATCCTAATGCTTTTAATTCAAAAGAATGTCAATTAGAGTGTATAAATATGCTTGAAAAACTTCCTGAAGATGAAGTAATAGATGTGAGTGCAATAACTCGTAGATATTATTATGCTGACAATTGGGAAAAAACTGTTGCTCCAATGTTAGATGATTTTAAAAGCTGTAAGAGTCATTCTAGTAATTGGACAATTTTAGCTGATAATATAGGTTTATATAATGAAATCATAAATGGTGCATTTAAATGGATGTTAGATGATAATTGTAATAAGATTATGTCTGCAGAATCTGTAGCATTAGATGATGAAAGTTTTATTCAAATCAAAAACATGTTGAAAAATGGTGTTGCTGATGATAAAGCTGTTGCAATGAGTTTAATGGCTAATTGTGATATTGAAAAATCTAAAACTTATTTGGCTATGTTATTCTTTCACTTTGGTGAAAAAATGAAAGGAACTAAACCGTGGAATACAGTTAGTTTTAAATCATTAAGAAAGAGTTTTCAAAAGTATTATGATAACACTAATTATAACTATGGTAGTGCGCATAGGTATCAAAAACTTATAGAGATGTTAGTTGATGATGATGCATTAACTTTACCTGCTATGCAACATTGTTTAGATTTATTATTTGAATCTGTTATAAAGCAATCTACTGGTTTAGCATCTTGTAATGCTTTTCAAATTGAAAGAAGTTCTATAAGACTTAGTGATGAATTTGCAGATAAAGTAAAAACAAAATCTTTATCACAAGTAATAAAAGAAGAGAACTGTATGTATAATGATGATTTACCTTTTTAACTATGACAGACAAAGAACAAATATTTAAAGACAAATATGATAGAGGAGAATTTAAGTTTTCATATTCAAGTATGAATAGACTTAGGTTCTCCCCTAAGCTTTTCTACAAGGATTACATCCTTAAAGATAGAGAGGTTAGATTAGATAAGCACCTAATAGAAGGTAGACTACTACATCTATTATTATTGCAACCAGATAATTTTACAAATGATTTTGCATTGCTACCGGGTAAAATACCATCAGAAGCTGTGCGTAGAGTTCTTAATGAAGTTAAGGGACTTGCTGTAGGAGATCTAGAAGATTTAGAACCTGAGATTATAACTGCTTTAAAACATCAGAACTTATATCAGTCTATCAAAGATGACTCAAAGAGATTAGCAAAGATACTTACGGATGACAACAAAGAGTATTTTAAATTTCTACTTGTATCAGAAGGTAAAGACATCATTGATCAAGATATGTATGATAAGACTGCAGAACGTGTAGAGATTGTCAAATCAAAGAAAGATATAATGGGTTTACTTGATCCAGTTGTAACAGACTTTGAGTTAGATGAAACTGAAACGTTTGCAGAATCATATCTAGAATGTAATTTAAGAGATCTTAAGTTTGGTCTTAAGGGTTATGTAGATAAATACATAATAGATCATAAGAAAAGGTCAATCACTATCATTGACATCAAGACATCAGGCAAGTCCATTACTGATTTTGTAGACACTGTAGATTATTACAATTATTGGATGCAAGCTGCCATTTATACTATGTTAGTATTAAAAAATGTGCCAGATGGTATACAAGGTTATAAAATAAACTTTAACTTTATAGTAGTAGATACGTATAATCAAATATATAATTTTGAAGTAAGTAATCAAACTATGCAAAACTGGGGTAAAAATCTTATGTCAGTAATAAAAGCATGTGAGTTTCACTTAAATGAAATGAATTTTGATTTACCGTATGAGTTTATTAATAACAAAGTAATACTATGATGTATAAAAAATATTTTCAAAAGAGCAAGATCTTCCTCTATCCTTTACTTAGTATAAAGAGAGGGGTTGATTTTGTTCCTGTTGAAACATTTTTAACCTGGGAAGATAATTATACTATTAAAGACAAAAAATTTATGTGTTTGTATGAGCAAAAAGAAACAGATGAATGGAAAGAGTTTGAGAATAAGTATTTATTATCTAATATATATTTTTATGACTATGTACCTTTGGCTAAAAATATTCACTTATACATATTTGATATGAGTGATATTGCCTCTTGCTATAATAAGATTAGCCGTGGTAAATATTCAGAAGTTCTTGAGTCAACAAAAGAAATCATTATGAACTTTTTTGGTGAGAAAGGAGCTATTTCACAATACATAGAAGAATTTTTGTATCCAGAATATTATCATACACAATATGCAGAAGAACTAAATGTAAATGTATCACAATTAGAAGAAGTATATGAATTGTGTGATAAACCGGATTTAGAAAAAGAAAAGTTGGTCTATAAAAAACCTGACCCAAAAGCTATTTTTTCAAAAAAGTTTTTATCTTTGTATTCTAATTCAAAATATATTTTAACATGAGTAAAGAAAACAAAAAACCAACGTATGGACAAAACATGTTGTTAACAACATCTAATTGGGGACCATACAAAACATTTAAATTAATGCCTGTACTTGAGGATTGTCCTTATGTAGAGGTTATATTTGACCCAAGTAGTAAAATACTTGCTGTTATTTCTAAAATAAGCAAAAGTTCATATCATTTTGTTCCTAAAATTGATGACAATGGTGATGAAGTACAAACCAAAATCAAACCTAGACCAAACGGTAAAAAGGTAAAAGAACAAAGAGTGATGATGGATACGCATGCTGAGTATTATATTGTAGAAGTTGATGAAATTAAAAGTTTTATCAAAGAATTTGCAATTAATGCTGATTCATATGACTTTAATACAATCATTGATAATGATGTAGAAGAAATGAAAAGAGCACTTTCCTCTGAGAAAGCCACAAACCTAAACCTTGTTTAGGAGTTTTCTTTATTAACCAATCCACAGAAAGGGACTCCGGTCCCTTTTTTTGGGTCTAATCTATTTATTTATGGAATTATTAATTATTGGTATAGTATTTTTAGCTATAATAAGACTTGGTGCATATGCTTTAGATCATGGTAGACAAGTAGAAGAAATGAAAAAATTTAAAGAAAATTTAAAAAAATTTGATTTAGATAAAAATCATAAAGCTGATATGGATGCACAAGATTCTAAATGGGGTAAGCATAAAATATGAAGAACCATTGGGTAATGGATTATGAAACACTCAGTAACTTCTTTTGTGGTGTATTTAAACATTATAAAAAAGAAGAGTACAAAGTATTTGTAATTCATTCAAAAAGAGATGATAGAAAAGCATTTATAGAATTTCTTGAACAAAATAAAAATAATAGAGAATATCATATATCATTTAATGGATTAGGATTTGATGCGCAAATAACACATTGGTTTCTTGATAAGAAGCAAGCGGTGTTAAAAGCAGACATAGAAGACTTAGTACGTCATATTTATGATGAAGCACAAGCAACAATTCAAAGATCCAACAATAAAGAATTCTCTAAGTATCCAGAATGGAAAATGATCATTCCTCAAATAGATGTATTTAAACTTAATCATTGGGACAATATGGCCAAACGGTCTAGCCTCAAGTGGATTGAATATACTATGGATTGGAATAACATTCTTGATATGCCTATTGATCATGAGTCAAAAATAACAACTGATGAAGAGGTTGATATGGTTATTGATTATTGTATTAATGATGTTAATGCAACTCAAGAAATCTATAATAGATCTAAAGAGCTTATAGGATTAAGAATTAACTTATCTAAAGAATATAATATTAACTTATTTAATGCATCAGAACCTAGAATATCTAAGGAACTGTTTGCATTCTACTTAAGTAAAGAATTAAATATTCCTAAGTATGAGTTAAAAAAGATGAGAACATTTAGGCGTGTAATAAAACTAGAAAATATTATACTGCCTTATATAACATTTAAGACACCGGAGTTTCAATTGCTTCTTGATAGATTTAAAACTGTAGAATTAAATCCTCTTAGTATAAAAGGGGCTTTTAAGTACAGTGTTAAATACAAAGGAGTTAAAACAGATTTTGGTTTAGGTGGTGTACACGGTGCAAGTAAAGCCGGTATATATGAACCTAAAGAAGGTGAAATAATTATGTCTTCAGATGTTACATCTTTCTATCCTAATTTAGCAATTAAAAACAAATGGTCCCCTGCTCATTTAGCAAAGGATCAATTTTGTGAACTATATGAATGGTTCTTTGAAGAAAGAAAAAAGATTCCTAAGAGTAATCCTATGAACTATGTATATAAAATTATACTTAACAGTACATATGGTCTCTCTAATGATAAGAATTCTTTCTTGTATGATCCAGAGTTTACAATGCGTATTACAATCAATGGTCAATTAACCCTAATGATGCTTTATGAAATGATTATGGAAGCAATACCAGAAGCACGTGCAATTATGCAAAATACAGATGGTATTGAGACTATTATTCCTGAGTCAGCAAAGGAAGAATATTTCAAAGTATGCAAACAATGGGAGGAGTTAACACAACTTAATTTAGAACATGATGAGTATCAGAGACTTATCTTTGGAGATGTTAATAATTATATTGGTATTTTTAAATTTGTTGAGACAGACTTAACTACATGGAGAACAATAAAACAAAAAAATCCACACTATTTATTTAAAGTAGAAAAGGATAAGTTTTATTATGCTCCTGTTAAATGTAAAGGTAGATTTGAATTTACAGGTCTAGCGTTGCATAAAAACAAATCTAAACTGGTTATTCCTAAAGGTATCTATGAGTATTTTGTAAATAATAAATTACCTGAAGATTATCTTAAAGAAAATACTAATATACTAGACTATTGTATAGGTAGTAAAACTAATAGTGGTTGGCAAGTAAAAGCTGAATATGTAAAAGATGGCACTGTTCAATCTGATAACCAACAAAAAATTAACAGATATTATGTTAGCAACAATGGTGCTAAATTAGTTAAAGTTAATAAGAATGATGGTCGTATTATACAGTTAGAAGCTGGACCTTGGATGACAACTATGTTTAACAAAATGGAACTGAAAAATAAATTTTATGATTATGATATAAACTATAAATATTATCAGCAAGCTATTGAAAAAGAAGTCAATAATATTTTAGGTTTTACTAGTAATCAATTGAATTTATTTGATTAAATTTGACAATTATGGGACATAAAAAAGCGGTTACAACAACCAAAATTTATTTAGAAAATGCACCCTTACCAACACATGGTAAGACGTATACAGTGGTATCACATAAAGAAGTGATGGATCACACACAAAAACTATTAAAAGTTAATGGTTTTAAAATAAACAATCAAATGTTTAAAGCAAGCATGAATGCTAGAGTAGCCCAAGGTATATATAATATATCTGGGGTTAACTCTGTTTCAGATGATGAATTAAGCATGATGTTTGCTTGGACAAACTCTTATGATAAAAGCACTAGATTTCAATGTGGAGTAGGAGCTTATGTATTAGTATGTAATAATGGAATGATTCATGGTGACATGGCTAATTATGGTCGTAAGCATACAGGTACTGCTAATGCAGACATTGCAGTATCAATTGCACAACAAATAAGCATAGCATCACAAAACTTTAATCAACTTGTTCAAGATAAAAATGATATGAAAGATATATCATTAGATAAAAAACAACAAGCAGAATTTTTAGGTAGATTGTTTATTGAAGAAAAACTTCTTGACTCACAACAAATGTCATGTGTAAAAGCTGAGATAGAAAAAGCATCATATGATTATAATGTATCTGATGCATGTGCTTGGGCATTTTATAATCATGTTACACATGCATTAAAGAGTACTCATCCACGTAATTGGATGAAGAATCAAGCTAAGTTTCATGAGTTTATGACAGCTGAGTGCTTAAGTAATACTAAAAACAATACTAAAGATACTTATGTTAATCCTGAAGATGATATTCAAATGCCTGAAGAACATTTAATAGAACTGCCTGATGGTAAAATTCCGGAAAATGAACAAGATAATTATAATTCTTCATCAAACATATTTACACTATGAGTAAAAAGAAAAAAGATGAAAAACATAATGAGTACTATTATGATTTAAAACGTAATTATCCATTTAGTTATGATCTTAAGATGGATTGTCCACCAGGTTTAAAATTTAATAAACCGTATAATCTAGAAGAGGTATCAAGTAATTGGAAAAATGCAGAATTTGCAGAACATTTAGATACTATTGCTGAAAGCATTACTGACTTATTAAAAGAAAAGAATGCTGCTTATGGTAACACTGCTCTTGAACCTGTAAATATATTTAGTAAGCTTGGGCCCGTTGAGGCTATTAAAGCAAGATTAGATGATAAATTATCTAGAATAGCTAATAGAGGTATTAATGATAAAACTGAAGACACTGTTAGAGATGTTGTTGGTTATTTATTATTATTACTAATGGCTATAGATAATGAAGCTGAAAATCCAAATCAACAGAAATTAGATCTGTGATTTGTGTGAAACAGAGGGTTTTTTTATTCTATTTGTTTGGCCCTCTGTTTATACACCCATAGCTCAACTGGATAGAGCAACAGCCTTCTAAGCTGTAGGTTGTAGGTTCAAGTCCTACTGGGTGTACTATTAATCAAAAATTATTAATTATGGAATTATTTTGGGCTATTATGATTTACTTTGCTGGTTTAGCTACCGGTGCCTATGCAGTTACACAATTTGATGAAAAACTCAAGAAGTAGTTATATAGGAGCATTTATAGGGTTTTGTGGTCTATTGATCACAACCCTTTTACTTATTATAAAAACACATATATAGTTGAGCACTTTTGGTTTTGCCATATTAGTTGCTGTATATTGGATTATCTTTATAAAATTTAAAAAAAATAATGAGATATAAAGGATACATATTACAAGAAAAGATGTCTAAGACAAATGTACCAATGCGTGTATTTAGAAAAGAACTCTTAGAAGGTTATAAAGAAATAGATTTACCTTCTGACAAAGAGATTATTACTAATGAGAGAACGGGAATACCGTTTTTAAAAACAAAAAAAAATGATAAAGGAAATGAATTTGTATTCTGCTACTGGGAATAAAAATATAGTAGTTATATGGCCATCAAGAAACAAGTAACAAAAACATTAGTAACAAAAACAAACAATAATAGTAGTGATTGCATAGCTCCTAATATAATCTACGGATGTATGGGGGGTTGTGTAAACACTTACTGTTATATGTCTAGATTTAATGGACGTAGAGTATTTGTTAATACTAATGTTAATGACATATTTAATTCTGTTCTTGACTGGGAAGCAAGCTATACTAAAGTTCCTAACCAGCAAGATCCAGTATATACAATGGTAGACATTGCATGCAACTCAGATTTAGTTCTGATGCAAAAGCATATGCCTGAACCATTACATGATTACCTTAAACGTTTTGATAATCATCCACAACTTAATAGTACTATGGCTACTAAGTATCCAGGATTACTTAAACTTGATGTTAATCATTTTAATAAACCACCTAGAGTAAGGGTAAGTCTCATGCCTCAAGCTTATTCAGATGTATTAGAACCTAAGATGCAAAAAATTGAATCTAGGATACAAGATGTTAATAGACTTAAGGATTTAGGATGGGAAGTACATTTAAATTTTTCTCCACTTATATTTATGCCAGGGTGGTCTAAGCATTATGATCAGTTATTTAAACGTGTTAAAGAAGTAGCAGGTGAAAATAAATGTGAAGTTATTGCATTAACCAATCACGTTAATCAAATGATTAAAGCTAGTGATGAAGCCCGTGACATTATGAAATATTCTGATGAAGTTAAAAATGGATCAGGAGTGATGCGCTATCCAATAGCAAAAAAACATAAGCTTCTAGAAATGTTTAAGCAAATCTATGCAAACTATTTTGACATAGAAACAATAAGATATATATTCTGATGTATAAAGAAGACATTAAATTACTTACTAAAAGAGGGTATTGGCCAAGCTGTATACCAAAAGGAAAAAAATGGGAAATGACAATATATGAAAAGAAAACAACCGGGTGGGTAAAAAGAAAAAGAAAACTATTTACCTACCCAGTTGCTGCTTATAATTGGGCAATCAATTACTTAGAACCTTTAGTAGTTCCTTAGACTGATCTTGTCCAGAATCCGTACTCCATAACTGCAGTAGTAGCAGATCCTTTAAATTGTACATGAGCTGCTGCTTCAAGAGGAATCATTGCAAATTCACCTTTAGCTAATTTAACTAATGGAGATTGTGTTAATGCACAAGAATCACCTGTACAACCTGATTGAGTTGCTACAACTTGTGCATGTACTGTTTCAGTGCCACTAGATGTATTCATAAGATATAAGAATGTATCAGTTGTAGAATTCTTAGTTCCATTAAGATCATCTAACGTTGTTGCAAATGCTGTTGTTAATGTTACTGTACCAACTTGAACAGCTGGACTTGTTATTGTAAGAGCTTTCTCTTTAATAATGTTTAAAACGTCACTAGTTGTACCAGTGCCCGTCAATGTTAATCTACTTGTAATTGTTGCCATTTTTTTTTATTTTAAAATTGTTACCTTTTTTTCCTTGTTTTAGGATAATTTCTTTTACTACCCTTTACTCTGCTTTTCTCTTTCTTACCACGGTTTTTAGAAGCTGACATTGCTACCGTCTTCTGAGAACGTGGTCCATTTGGGTGATGAAGATCTTTTCCATCTCCCTTACGTACTTTACCTACTTTAAGTCCTTCTCTACGTGCTTTATTTCTAGCTGCTCTATCTTTTTTAGATTTAGTAGAAGACTGAAACTTCTTATATTCTTTTTTATAATTTCTTTTAGCAGGCATAATACATTATAATATACTAAAATTCTATCTCAAATCCTACGTTAAAAATCATAAACCTAAATCTAACTGCATTTATTAAAAGTTCTAATGCACTAAAAGTTCCAATTCTAAGTTCTACTTTATAAATCTCACTTTTATTATTAGATTTAAAACTATTTATCCAATTTATTTTTTTCATTCTATTTTCTTTTTCCTCCATGGTATGCTACTGCATGACCTTCAGAGATTAATAAATCATTCACACAGATCATAGTAAGTTTATCTGATCCATCTACTCTATCAATTGATAGTTTACCTAGACATCTTCCAAACTTACCTACACCTTGTGAATCTAAAAGTATTTTATCACATCCTTCTAATAGAGTTTTAAGTCTATCTTTAGCTGCAAGACCTTTTTTCTTTTCTTCAAGGTCTCTTGTTCTTGACTCAGGAGTATTTATACCAGCAAGTCTTATACGTTTTTTAACTTTTACACTAAAGCCTAAATCAATATAAGCATCAATAGTATCTCCATCAATAACTCTAATTAAGTCAATCTGATAAGCATACATTCTTACTAGCTGTTGTGAGAACCATCACAGTTCCCATTTTCATCTTTTGTTTTACCACATACACATTGCGCCATTATTTCTTTGTTTTTTCTAGTGAACGGCCACCAAAATAGGCACCAATCACCGTGATTAATACTAATTGTAATAGATCAGTCCATTTAGCTTCAACAACAAAGTTGATAACACCTGCATCAATAAATATTAATAGCACTGTGCTTACAACTAAGAATGCTAAAGTTAATGGTCTAATATTTTTAGATAGCCATGAGTCAGACTTCATATCTGCTTGCCATCTGGAAGTTATTTCTTTTTCCATTTGGACCTCATAAGTAGCTACAAGTTCTTTCATTTTTTGTTTAGCGGCTAGCTTTTCTTCATCTGAAGTGTGTAGTCCATCAATAACACCACCAACACTTTCAACAAGATCCTTTGCTCCTCCACTAAATATAGTTCCTAGTATACTCATCTTATCTTTCTCCACCACATCCGCAGCCTTTTGATTTTCTTGGCTTTGGTGCTCTAGTTGTTAATTTAGTCAATAAACTTTGTTGACCTCCCATTTTTCCAGTAGGTAATGCTTTGTTAGCTTTACTATAACTACCACCTTTCCCGTATGGTTTCATTTTATATCCCGGCATAATATTATTTTTTTAAGCAGCAGTCTGATTCACACCAGCCTAAACATACTTTGTTAAACGTTATCTTACATAATAAAATACAAATAAATTTCTTCATAACCTTAAGATTTTTTAATTTTTTCAAATGCACTAATACCAAAACACCCTAATGTTACCATAACAAAAGAGTTGTATATAGTGTCGTTAATTTCTAATTCACCACCTCCTACATACCCCATATATATAAGAGCAGTACTCAAATCTATAATAGCAAACAGTACCATTACAGCAAAAGATATAAACCCAACTACGTTCTTTTCATTTATATCATTTTTATCTTTAAATAATTTCCACATAATTATCTTCTTATTATTACATCTGCATAATAAGAACCTGCCTCACGTACAGTAATCCATACACAAACTAAAGGTTCATTACCATCAACTTCAGCACTACAATCAAAATGCATTTTATCTATATATAATTCATTTAATGCAAATGTTACACCAGTAGGAATAACAACTCCTTTTTGTAAAAATAAAGCAACTGTTGCTGGATTTACTTCAGTAGAAGGTACACTACCTGCAAAAGTTGATCTTTCAAATATTGCAACATGTGCGGTTATATCTGCAGAAGTAAGATTGCATATAGTAAGTTCTTTCCATTTAGCTGTATCAGCTTGAGTAGCTGTACTAGCACTAGGACCACAATTATCAACAGGTGTCCACTCATTTGCTTTTACTATTCTAGTACCATAAGCATATACAGGTTTTATTGTTACTGGCATAATATATTATTTTACTGTTTGTATTACTCCATTAATTACTGATATTGTAACAAAAGTAGGTTGTCCTTTTACAATATTTGATACAACTTGAAATGATCCAGTATATCCTGATGGAGTATAGTCCGGGATATTTAATCTTCCTAGTTTTATTGTTGCTGGTCCACTAGTACCTGCAGTAGCTATTGAATTAATAAATTGAGTACCAGCTGTAAGATAAAGAGGATTTTTTGCAGGAACCCAGCTAGGAGTAACGTCTGCAAAATTTGCTACACCTGTTGCTGTACTATAATTAGGATTAAATGCAGGAACCCAACTAGGTGTGACATCTGCGTTATCTGCTACATTTTTTGCAGTGCTATAATTAGGATTAGTACTTGGTACCCATGATGGAGTTACATCTGCATTAGCTGCTATATTATCAAGTTTTATAAATTCTGCTTTGGTCATCAGTCCTGTTGCAGTTCTGCTTGCATCATTAACAGATACAACCGGTTTCTCAGGATCAGTAGCATCTACAGATACAGGAGCAGTTCCTTTTACTTCCTTAACCTCACCAACATTTCTCGTTGCTCCAGCTTGAATACCGGCTAATTTAGTAAAATCACCTGATGTCATTACACCTGTGGTTGTTGATGAAGCTGTTGCTATTTCTACAATAGGTTTTTCTGGATCAGTACTATCTACACTTACAGGCGCTGTACCTTTTACTTCTTTTACTTCACCTACATTCCTTGTTGCTCCTGTCTCAATACCAGCTAATTTAACAAAATCAGTTGCAGGCATTGCACCAGCTGCTGTACTGGTAGCATTATTAATTCCTATTGTTCCTTCTTGTTCTTCTAATATTGGTCCCCCTGTTATAGGCAAAGTAGTATTAATTTTACTTACACCTTTTTCACAGCAACCAGCTCTTTGTTTTACTTCACCGTGAGATCCTCTTATTAATACAGTTTTTTCAGCAGCAGCTGCATTTTGTATAGCACGATCTTCTATAACAAGTTTATTTCTAAATCTAGATACAAAACCCCATATATGTTCACCTAACCATTTCATTTTTTCTTACGTTTCTTAGCAATTTTTTTAAGTGTTTTAGCAAACCTACATCTATAACCGGCCTTCTTACTAGGCGGGTTCTTGCAGTATTGTGCTATAGTCATACCTTTACGCTTAGCAGCAGCAGTTAGTGAGCCAGGCTTTTTTATAGCTTTTTTTATGTCTAATCTTTTTTTTGCCATTAGCACTTCCAGCGTCTTCTTGCTTTACGTAATCTACTATTAGGATCTTTAGCTGCTTTAGGAAACTTTTTCATTTGACCAGCAGATCTAGCACAGTAACTTTTCTTTCTAGAACCGCCACCTGGTTGAGGAGCTTTAAGATTAGAACCGGTCTTACGGTTAATCATTTTACGGCCCTTAGCAGTAAGTCCACCCTTTTTACTTTTACAACCATTCTTGATTGTACAGCCTTTCATTGCACCTTTCTTCTTGCTTGCCATTATTTCCCAACTTTTTTCTGTGCTATTTTATGAGAAGCTCCAAATGATGCACCTTTTTTCATAGCGTCAACCATCATTTTTACATGCTTCTTTGTGTGATGCACAGAATGTTTTTCTAGTGTTTTTTGTTGTCTCATTGTTAATGAGCATACATCAACACCTTTTACTTTACCTATACATGCAGCCTTTTTTTGACCACCTTTTTTGTATTTATATTCTCTCATTGCCATAATTTTATTTCTTTTTAGATTTTTTCTTACCTTTTCTAATAGAGCTAGTTCTACGTCCCATGCCTACTCTCTTTTTCTCTGCAACAGCTTTAGCTTTTTGTGACTTAGATAAAGATCCCCATGTACGTGGTGTTTTACTTGACACACGCTTACTAGGCCTACACTTTTTAGTGTTCTTATTCTTAGATGATCCACAAGGATTACCTTTTTCATCTTTCCACTTTTCTTTAAACCAACGTTTAAGATTAGCTCCTGCTTTTGTTTTTCTAACAGCCATTACTTTATTTTACCTCTACGTTTTCTACACTTAGCAATATATCCGCTAGCATAAGCACTAGGAAATACTCTGTACTTAGCTTTAGCTTTGTGATAACATGCATCTTTTTTACTCTTTGCTTTTTTCTTCTTAGCCATAATTAAAATACTTTATAGTTAATACCAAATTTAAAATCATACCATTCTCTGTCCCAATATTTATTATACTTTCCTTCTATAAATGCACCAAGGTTTCTTGTTACTTTATAACCAAAGATCATACCGCCAGAATAATCGTACCATTGTTTTCCATCATTAAAGTTATGATATGAATATGTACCTCCGTCATTATAATGATAAGGTAAAACATTACCCCAAGCATGCATCCATATATTTTTCTTATAAGTATAGTAATCAAAACCAATTATAAGAGAATGCACCCATTGATTAGATAATTTGTCTCTCTCAGCAGCAACATAGTTAACTAACATTTCAGGAACTACTACAGCTTCCCATACTTCTTTACTAGTTGCTACAGATGCTCCATCAGAATTAAAATATTCTGTTCCGCCTTCACCATCAAACTGCACAGTGTATCCTTGATCAAGCGCTAACTGTGTATAGTGTAATGATCCATTAGGAAGCATCCACTGCTCAAGCGGATTAAATCCATAGGGCTCTGATATTCTCTGACATGCCCCCACGTTAAAAGAGAGTTTACCCTTTGAATTTAACCTCAATCTTTGTGACGCTTGATAATATTCTATGTCTGCAAAACCATCTTGCATAAACTCCACACGTGTCATCCACTTAGTAGTGTTGTATCGTAAGAAATGATTTTGGTTAACAAACTCTTTACCTTGTTGTCTCGCATAATCAACTTCAAATAAATACTCAAAGCCTTTCTTTACTCTTCCTATAGTAGCTGCATCGTTAAATGATGTCTCTGTCCCATCTTTAAATGGTAACTGTGGTTCGTATTGAAATCTCTGAATCTTTCTAATCCCTAACGTTAACGTATAATTATAAGGTGTTTCTACTATATCATTTAATAATGTACCTGTAGCTACATCGTATACTGTTTGATCTGAAATAGAATTACCACCATTTACAGAAGTATATAATGTAGAATATTTAAAAAAGTCATTGAATATTTGACTACAACATTTTTTTGGTGCAGCGCATGATAATAATGTAATTAATAATATGTAAGTAAGTGTTCTCATTATGCAAAAGAAAAATTATATTTGTTTTGTACGTATAAATCTAATTGACCTAATTCAGTTTCATTTAATACTTTAGTAAATAACATAAACTCATAGATTTTACCAGTATAATATTGAGTAGTGATATTTGATTTACCTATAAAAAAAGAATTAGATGTTGGAACAACAGTACCACTTATGACACCTGGAGTATTAAATTCTCCATTAAATCTAGCAGAAACTTCATTAGCAGCATCACTAACTGTAAATGATGCAACACCAAAATTTTCTTCAGCAGTACCTGCAGGATTAATAGAATCATTACCTGTTCCTGAACTATTATATGCTGTTTGTATTAAATTAGCACCACTCCATCTAAAAGCAAAAGCATTAGGTGATCTACCTCCTGCTATTCCTGATACACCACTAGCAGCATCATTATCTTGAACTACATAAAATGTATATTCATCACCATGATCAACAGCAACAGTTGTTCCTAAACTGTCTGTTATAGTATAAGATTGTCCTCCTCCATTATGTTCACTATAATCTAAACCATTTTGTCCTGAACCATCAGTTTTATATACAGGTGTAAATCCTGAAACTGCTGATGCAAAATGCAGTGTATATGGAAGATTAGTTGATTTATTTTTAAGAGAATTAATTACAACAGCTTTACCAAGATTTTTAGAAGCAACAGTTGAAGAATCAGTAACATCAAACCAATATCTAAGCTGTTCACCTCCTACACTATCTGGAGTTGGTAATGCACCTTCAAAATATGAAGTCTTTGTAATTGGTAGTCCTAATCCTAAAATATCCATTATAGTTGAGCTGATGTTGCAGTATTTCTTCTAGCATAGAGTAAACACTTTCCAGACACTATTGAAAGTGTACGGATATTAATATATACAGTCAATCCTTTTGGAATTGTAAAATCCACTGTTTGATTGTTAATTGTAGGAGCTTGTCCTGTACCACTTGCATCTCTATGATGTAAATTCCAAGTACTTTTAGATGAATCTACAACAGTATCTTCTAATGCTGTTAGTGCAAAAAATCCACCGCCTAACTCAGCTTTGTAGAATTTGTTTGCAGTATCTACAAAAACAACATGTCCTGGTTGTAAACCTTCAGTTGTTTCATCTTTTAATTTACTTAAGTCTGATTTCATTTTATTATTGTTTTATAATTTTATTAATAAATATTTTATCACCGGTTGTTATTTGCAGATTATATAAACCTTTTGAATAATCTGATATATCAATGGTGTTTAAGTTTTCTCCTTCTATAATTATCTTTCCTTGCATATCTATAACTTTTATTTCTACATTTAGTCTTGTATCAATTCTAAAAATTCCTGTTGTAGGATTAGGATACACTACAATACCTGTAGCAGATAAATCAGTTATATTAGTTGGCCAACCTAATTGACAATAATCATACATTGTTTGACATGTTGCATCCCACACATTTTCACAACAATAATTATCTACATCTATTACCCATGCATAACATCCATCATTTAACCAATAAGGATTACCTGGACCATCAATACAACCTGCACTATACAAACAAGACAGTGAGTCATCTACATTAGCTAACGGTTCATAGTTCCACGCAGTTTGATCCATGCATCCTGTAACCACCTCAATACAAGAGCCATTCTCAGTATTAGCCAATGGATCATAGTTAAGGGCAGTACTATCAGTACAACCATAAATGAAAGGTATACAACTGAAATCTTCTGTATTAGCGGATGGGTCGTAGTTAAGCATAGAGGGATCAGTGCAACCATAAATAAAAGGAATGCAATTGTTATCATTTGTATTTGCTAAAGGGTTAAAATTAAACATTGTTGAATCCATACAACCATACACATAAGGCTCACAAGAACCATTATCAGTATTTGCTAGCGGATCATAATTAAACATACTTGGATCTGTACACCCATATATGATTCCAATACAGGATGAGTCATCTGTATTTGCTAATGGATCATAGTTTATAGCACTAGGATTTGTGCATCCATAGATAAACGGAATACAAGAACCATTGTTTGTGTTAGCAGTAGAATCATAATTGAATGCCAAAGCATCTGTACATCCAAAGACTATAGGTATACATGATCCATCCGGTGTATTAGCAGCCGGATTATAATTGAACATAGTATCATCCATACAACCTAATATAACAGGGACACATGATGCTGGATCATTTGTGTTTGCAGATGGATTATAATTAAATGCGGTTGGGTCCATACAACCTATTACTTCTGCTACACATGTGCTATCATCTACATTAGCAGTTGGATCAAAATTAAAAGCTATAGGGTTAGTACATCCCAACACAACTGGAATACATAAAGTTGGAGTATTAGCAGAATCATTATAATTAAATGCTGTACTATCCATACATCCAAATATTTTTGGAACACATGTATTACCACAAAACGGAATGTTTGTATATTTTGTCCAGAATGGAGATTCAAATGATTGAAGTGCTCCTTGACCATTATTAGAAAAAGGATTAACACCTTCATGTAATAATACAAATCCATCTGCGTTTGTTAGTTTAAATGAATTATGCCATGTTTGAAATTGTACTTCTTGAGGCGGTTGTTGTGGACCACCTACTTCAAAATACCTAATCTCTACAGGAACTCCCGGATCTAAAATTATATTCCATGAACTACCGTAATTACCAGGTCCCATTGTATATGTTCCAAGATCAATACCATTTTGATAAATACCTATAAATGAATTACCCCATCCGTCTCCACCTGCATCAAATATTTCTAATAAATAGTTACAATCAGGAATAAGATCCATAATTGTTGCTGCAGCATCATAGTTAAATGCTGAAGAATCTGTACATCCATATGTATGTAAAGTTAAACAACTACCATCATCTGTTGTAGCTTGAGGATTAAACTCTACATAATCATCATCCATACAACCCAAAGTTGGTGGTATAATTGGACATGGAGTAGCAAATTGTTGTCCTGAGTATAATACATTTCCAAACCCAGGATTATCCATATACCATATAGTATCACCGTCACAGTTATAAATAACAATCATACCATCCATAGAACCGCCTGAAGTTGAGCCTGCCATACCATCACCAAAGTCATCATTAACTACTAACTCAAAACCTGCATTTTG